ATTCCCCCGGCTACCACAATTAAATCACATTGCTAATTATTATACACTTCTCAACCAAGACCTTAATATACCGCCGTGAGGCAGGAAAGAAAGAATTTTAGATGATTAAGAACTCGCCGGGGTGGGATTCCCCGGCAAACGGATGTATGGCGAAATTGGTAAACGCTACGCTCTATAATGGGGAAGGTCAAACCCTAGGCGAAGAGGTTGACAACTCTTTCCGGTTCGAGTCCGGATACATCCACAATCTTGTATCAATGAACGCACCACTCTATCCGAATCGAGGACGGATGTCGGGCCTGTCCGAAGATGGGAAAACCGATAGAGTAGCAGATAAAAATGGTATGGTAAATCCGAAATGAGTCCAAAGAGTATTTATCGAGGTGGAAGTTTCACGAAATCATGTGAAATGTGACGGTGATGACATGGCGGTTCATAATGTTGGCGGCCCGGAAAGACGGGCAAACGCTCCCTTAGCTCAGTTGGTTAGAGCGCAACACTCATAATGTTAGGGTCGCCGGTTCAAGCCCGGCAGGGAGCACGCTTCATCCCTAGCGGATGCTATTCAATCAATTATTTCACTAAAGTGCAACGCAGGTCTCCGTCCGTGAGGATATGAGACCTTTTCACATCAAGAAATTTAAATCAACAACATATGATAAAGAGAAACCAAGCATGGTTCTGGAAGATATTCCGGGCCATTAAAAGCATTACCATCTTTACTTTTAGGATGGTCTTAGCTACAATATTGGGACTGGCCTCAATAGTCGCAATCTTCGAATGGAATGAAAAACCTTCTCATATCCATTTACTGATATTTGGCATAGTATCAGTATTTGTTGTGATAAATCAAATCGTAATAATGACTTATGAGTCTGATAAGTGAATACCAAGGAAATATTGTATAAACAAAAATATATCACATGAGACTTACAATCAAAGAATTATCCCTTGTCAATTTCAGGGGATTAACAATCAGCATTTCGTTCTCGGCGAACACGCTTATATTGGGAATGAACGGAATCGGAAAAACTAGGGTTAACGACGCTTTCCTTTGGCTTTTATTCGGCAAGGACACGCAAGGGCGGCAAGACTACGAGATCAAGCCCCGGGATCAAGACATGAGAAACTCAAAGGTTTCCGTGCGAGGAATGTTCGATCTTGACGGGCAAGAATTAACGCTCGAGCGTATCTACTCGGAGAAGTGGACAAAGAAAAAAGGATCGGAAGAGGCCGATTTCTCCGGCAACGTCACCGAGTATTCCATCAACGGAGTGGCATGTAACGCCACGAACTTCAAGACCAAGATAAACTCCATCCTAGACGAGGACAGGTTCAAGCTTATCACTTCCTCCTCCTATTTCAACACCTTGAAATGGCAAGACAAGAGGAACCTTCTTATCCAAGCGGCCGGGGAGCCGAGCGAGGAAGAGATTATCGGGGACAACGAGGATTTCAAGAGGCTCCTATCCTATTGCACCGGCAAGACGATGGATGAGTACAGGAAAGAGATCGCCGCCAAGAAAAAGCCAATCAAGAAAGAGCTGGACGAGATCCCCGCCCGGATAGACGAGGTCAGACAAGGCATTATCGATAAGGACTGGACCACCTTGGAAGGCATAATCAAGGATCGGGAAACCATGATCGAGAAACTGGATAGGAGGATAGCGGACGAGAACCTACGGGTGCAAGAGGAGAACAAGGATGTCAACTCCAAGATACAAGCCCTATATAATGAGATCGCTTCCTTGGAAAGAAGAAAGATGGATATCGAGAACCGATATAAGGCCTCCTATCAAAAGGAGTCCAACGATCTCGAATCCCAAAAAGAGAGGACGAGGAGAGAGATAGCCGGCATAGAGGACGAGATCAATCAACTGGAAAAGGGTATAACGGACAATACCAAGGCCAAGGAAAGGGTATCCGACATATTGAGCAAATTGGGAGCGCAATACGAGGCGATCCTTTCCGGTAAGGTGGAAGGCGATAATCGCATATGCCCGACATGCGGACAGGAGTTCACGGAGAAATTCCTGCATGACCGCAAGGCCCACCTTTTGGAGGATATAAACAAGAAGGGAGAGGAAAACGATGCCCTTCTAAGGTCATATGACCAAATGATATCGGAGTACGAGAACAAGATAACCGCCCTTAATGCCAGACGCACGGAGCTATCCTCCAATCTTGATATTCTTGACAGGAGAGTTCTCAAGCACTTCGTATCAGCCTATACGGAAGACGAGGAGCGTAAGGATGTCATCAAGGATATAGACCAGAAAAAAGAGGATATAGACCTATTATCCGGATCGGTGGTGACATACAATGACCTGTCTCCCGTGAAAGACCAGATATTCAAGATCAGGAAAGAGATAGAGGAAATAAAGGGTGAGCTTTCCGGAAAGATACACTCCGACAAGGCCAAGGCCCGTGTGGATGAGCTGGAGACGAGGCAAAAGGATCTGGCCGTATCCTTGGCCCGGTACGAGAAAACGGAAATGATAGCGGACAGGTTCATACATAAGAAGATGGACATGATGGAGGAAAGGATCAACTCCTTATTCCGCATGGTCAAGTGGAAGATGTACGAGCCGCAAATAAACGGCGGAGAGAAGGAATGTTGCGAGTGCTATATAAATGGCGTTCCCTTCGGCGTGCAGAACACCGCCACCAAGGTAAACGCGGGATTGGACATAGCCTTGGCATTCTCTCGTATCTATGACGTTTACGCCCCAGTATTCCTAGATAACCGGGAGTCCGTCACGGAACTTATAGACACGGATACGCAAGTCATATCGCTGATAGTATCACCAGAACATAAAGAATTGACAATTAAAAACAAATGATATGAACACACCCGTATTAGCGGCGCAACCGCAAAACATGGCGATCAATCTTTTCGATCCCGCACAATTCGAGACAATGCAAAAGATATGCAAGATGTACGTGAACTCCGATCTGGTACCCGAATCGTATAGGGTAACGGACAAGAGGCCGGAGAGCAAGGCCGTGGCGAACTGCATGATAGCGGTAAGCATGGCGCAAAGGATGAACGCCGACCATATGATGGTCATGCAGAATCTCGATATCATACAAGGCCGTCCGTCATGGTCCGCTAAATTTCTCATCGCTACGGTCAACTCATGCGGGAGATTCTCCCCGTTAAGGTATAAGTTCACCAACCTAGGAAAGATCAAGAACGTGACGTATACCGACTATGAATGGAGGAACGGAAGGAGAGAGGCCGTGACAAAGACATTGAATATCGAGATCGACAATTGGGAATGTATAGCTTATTCCTCGGAGAAAGGCCGTGACGAGATATTGGAATCCACCCCTATCACCATGGAAATGGCGATAAAGGAAGGCTGGTATACCAAGTCGGGATCTAAATGGCAGACAATGCCTAGGCTGATGCTCCAATACCGGGCGGCTTCCTTCTGGCAAAGGGCGTACGCTCCGGAGATCAGCATGGGAATGATCACGCAGGAGGAGGCACGTGATATAGAGGACGTGGATTACATTGAGATCAATCCGGAAGACAAGCTGAAGGAGGAACTGGAAAAGGCTAACAAGGAAGAGTTCAAGTGCCAGCAAGAAGCGAAAGCGGCGAGCGATCCTTCTCCCGTCATGGAAGATCGGCCCGATCCCGGCAATCCCGAGCCACCCAAGGCACAATCATTTAATAACGCCTCCCAAGGCAAGCCAAACTGGATGAGAAGATGAGACTATACGTAGCGGGCAGTTCCTCCTCGGGGAACTGCTACCTATTATATGATGAGAGGGAGATTCTGATACTGGAATGCGGCGTACCTTTCAAGAACATCAACGGCCTCCCGTTCTTCGATCTGGAGAAGGTCGTTGGATGCGTGATATCGCATGAGCACGGCGATCACGCCGGAAGGATGAACGAGTTCCTTGATTACGGGGTAGATTGTTTGGCGTCATCCGGCACGATAAGCTCGTTATCTTTTACGAGCAAGCGCCTGCCATTGATGATAGAGGAAGGCGTTACCGTAATGGCCGGGGCCTTCTCCATAGTCCCTTTCAAGATAGCCCATGACGCCAATGAGCCTCTGGGTTTTCTCATAGACCATCCGGATACGGGGCCTATCCTGTTCGCCACGGACACGTACATGCTCTATTATCGGTTCCCGAATCTCAGGCACGTCATGATCGAGTGCAATTACGACAGGTCTATCCTAGACAGGAACGTAACGGAAGGGAGGATAAACAAGTCCAGACGAGACCGGACATTGCTATCCCATATGGAGCTAGGAACATGCGTGACAACCTTGGAGGCTAACGACCTCTCGGGGGTTGACAACATAATCCTGCTCCATTTGTCCGATGACAATAGTGACGAGGTCTTATTCAAGGAGAAAGTAAGCGAGGCTACCCAACGACCGACTTTCGTGGCGACACCGGGCTTGGACATAAACCTTACACGGCCATGGTCAAGATAGAGAAGACTGGGACGGACACGGATTTGACGGAGTTCCTTTGTGAGCTGGCCGGATATCCACCCGGTACTTACCAAGTGACGATATATCCCGTCGGAGATCTAAGATCCGGCGAGCAAAACAGGTATCTGTGGGGAGTGGTCTACCCTCTCCTGCTCGAGAGACTCAAAGATATAGGCTACGCTTATACGACTACCCAAGAAGTCCACGAGTTTTGCAAGAGGACGTTTTCTGATAGATACGTGAATTACCATTCCGGAGAGATCATAGACATCCCCGACTCCACCAAGGAAATGGACAGGAAGACTTTCGCCACATATTTACAGGTAATCAGGGAATGGTCGCTTAATTATATAGGTATTGAGATTCCAGACCCACAATACAAGAATAATGAAAGAACTGATATTATGCCTCAATGAGGCTTGCTCTAAAAAGCATTGCCTCTGTCATCAACGGCAAAAGCATTGGACAGACCCGTCTAAAAAAGATGGGGAAACTGTAAGGCCGGAATCGGCCTTACTTGACGGGAACACCCCTTGTAAGGGGTATGTCCCACAATTTGAAAGGAGAAAATATAACATTAAATATTAATGCATATGAGTATAGAGACTAAAAAAAATGAGATCAGGTATCAGACTTCGGATCCAAGGAGAATGTTGAATAAATATCTTACACGACATGTATGTAAGACATGGAAAGAGGACTTTATTGACGAGGATACCCAAGAGGCAGTCACTATCGAGCGAAACGAGGTGTTGTTTCAGAGGGGAACACTGATAGATCAAGATGTATTGGCGAAGATCCGGTTTTGCTATGATGCGGGGGATATCAAAGGCGACATTGAGGTCAGTAATCAGAAACGTTTAGGTTTCGAGATTCTCAATGAGTGCCTGTATCCTTATCTGGCACAGGTTTGCATTGATGAAAAGAGATACAAGTTCCTTTTTTACGCCACGGGTATAGAGCCAGCGAACGCATTACTGAAAGATTACATCGAGTTAAACTATAATTTCGGTTTCAGGATCACCATGATCAAGGAATTCGACAAATGCGTGATCCTCACTGATACGTTGAAAGAAAAGAAGACCGATGTGGAACCGTTAGAGATACCAGAAAACGCCCCTGAGGATAATCCGGACACGATGGAGGACGAGGAGCCAAAAGATGATAATCGAAAATTCTATCAGATTGAGACGAAAATAATGTACGGAGAGGTCGAGTCATCTGGAACCTTCGTGGTAAACACTTATAATGTGGAGCGGGCGATGATGCTCATCAACGCCTATCTCAAGAAACAGGAGGACGATCATGAAAGAGAGGCCAAGGAAAAGGGATGGACGTTCGAGAGAAAAGAGATTCATCCCACAATAGAGGCCGCCAAGCCAATATCCATAGGAAGATTTATTCCCAAGGAGTTCTCTTTAGCTTACAAATGATTCGTGTTTTTCATGGTATTAGATTTGGGTTAGAATGATTATCCCTGCCGTCCGTGAGGATATGCGGGGATTTCGGGCGATAAGTATTCCGGGATGAAACGTTACGGAGTGCGCATGACGTAAAGAGGCCGGTTCGATCCCGGCACCGTCCACGAATAACAAACATATAATTATGGAAACAATACAGAATTTAGATCACTTGACAATGGCCATGCACCTTATCACCGCGATACTAGGACTGATCGCATTGATCTTGGCCATATTCTTACTAATAAACAATAAAGAAAGGAGGAATCCGTGGGAAAGAAAAAACATGATTTAGTGATAGCCGTTGACCCGGACATAGATAAATCCGGTATATGCGTACTGTCTCCTTCAACGAGACAGCTAATTCTAAAGAGCCTCCCCTTCCCTGTGTTGGTCGATTTCATAAAGGAGGCAAGAGAGAGATACAAGGAGGTAGACATAGTGGTCATTGTCGAGGCCGGATGGCTTAACGAAAAAAGCAACTTCCATAAATCGAGGGGTAAATCCGGAGAGAGGATAGCCAAGTATGTAGGTCGTAACCAGCAAACCGGGATATTGCTTCTCCAGATGTGCGAGCACATAGGGATTCCCAGCGAGGAGGTCAAGCCTTTGACCAAGCATTGGAAAGGAGACGAGGGCAAGATAACCCATGAGGAACTCTCCTACATAGTCGGTCCCTTGCCTAAGAGAACGAACCAAGACCAACGTGACGCTACGATTCTGGCTTGGTGGTACGCCGATCTCCCAATCAAAATAAAGACTTGGTGATATGGCGAAGAAGAAAGACGAGCAAGAAAAGGTGAAATGTGGCGATTGCGCCAACGGACATCCTCACAAGGGGCTATGCGTTTGGTGCATCATACATGACGCTGGACGGGTAGCTAACTCCACTAGATTTTGTAACACTTTTAAAAAGAGAAGATAATATGGAACAAGAGAAATTTGATTTATGGTGCGTGGTCGAGTTATTCGGCCATTCAAGGATAGCGGGAAGATGTACGGAACAGAACGTGGCCGGTACCAATATGCTTCGGATAGACGTTCCGGATACAAGTAACCAGCCCGGTTTTACCCGCTTTTTCTCATCGGGGGCCATATACGCCATAAATCCTGTCTCCGAGGAAGTGGCAAGGCAAATGGCGGAGAACCTGCAAATACAACCTGTAAACATATGGGATGTAAACCACCTTGTAGACCAGAAACTAAAGTCCTTGCAGGGCGGCGAGTCTCCGGATTTTGATTTTTAATAAAAGAGTAGTATGGCAAAAACCGGATTCTCCTTCTATCGGGCAGATACAGACAGGTTCCAAGATCTTAGGATCAAGAAACTTAGGAAATATTTCAAAAGTAATGGATTTTGTGTTTTCGAATTCGTTGTTAATGAGATATATAAAACTAATAACTGTTTTATTGTTAAAGATGAAACTTTAATTTTTAATATTGCTGAATATTGGGATATAAAAGAGGATTTAATAGACCATATTATTATATTTTGTTGTAATGTAGGACTGTTTGATAAGAATTTATTTAATCAATATGGGATATTAACCAGTTTTGATATACAAACACAATGGTTAAAACAAACAATGACTGTTGACTTTAATATAATCCCTATAGAATATCTTTTAATTGACAGATCCTCTATTCCTTTTTATAAAACGACAAAAAATCCAAGATTAGTAGAACGCAATTCAAAATTATGGAAAAAGATATCTAAGGATATTTTGAAACGCGACAACTATACTTGTGCTTATTGTGGGAAAAGAGGGGGAATATTGGAGATTGACCACATATTACCCATTTCAAGAGGAGGAAGTGATAATAAATCAAACTTAGTCACTTCATGTAGGCATTGTAATCGGCAGAAAAAAGATAAAACAGTTGATGAGTTTATCAAATGGAGAATAAAACATGGGTATTCAAATAATGGGACTTGACTACTTTCCTATGAATGTGGATTTTTTCGAAGATGATAAGATAGAACTCATAGAGGCTGAATTTGGGATAAAAGGCTCAATCCTTGCCGTAAAGTTGCTTTGCAAAATATACAAGGAAGGATATTTTTATAAATGGGGTGAAGACGAGTGTTTGCTTTTTTCAAAGAAGGCGGGTGCTGAATTTGTCCCGGGATTTGTAAAGGAAGTTGTAAACGGGTTGGTCAGACGGTGTTTCTTTGACAAGGGGTGCTTTGACTCGTTCGGTATACTTACCTCTTCCGGTATCCAGAGACGATATTTTGAGGCGGCAAAACGGCGTAAGAGAATAGACGTTAATCCTGATTTTTTGCTTATAGACGTATCCGATTTCAAGAATGTATACATTAATGGCAAAAATGTATGCATTAACAACGAAAATGTCAACATTCAAGGACAAAGTAAAGTAAAGTATAGTAAAGAAAAGGAAAGTAAAGAAATACCCCCTCTATCCCCCACGGGGGGAAGCGGAGGAGGAAGTTTTTTTAATCTTTCTAGGAATGACCCGCCGCCTTCGGACGGCGTGAAAAGGAATTATGAGGCTTTGACACGGGAACTCACCAATTTCAAGCTATCTCCTGATGAGTTCAATACTATTTGCGAGTTATCGAACTATGGAGAGATAGGAAATCCCGTGTGGAAACTATTGCAAAGGATACGGGATAGCCGGGAGGGGAAATACAAGATCGATCATCCCGGAAGATTTTTGATCTCCAGATTAAAAAACAATGATTAAGACCGTAACTCTCTATCCGGGCAGATACGCCTATATCTGTCCTTGCGGCCATCCCTATCAGGTGATGACCTTATACAGGAAGACTAGTAACGTGGCGGTCTATTGTTTCGCTTGTAAACAACAGACCGGAAAACACATAAGAATCATGGATCAGAACATAGATTTCGCCGTTAACTCGAATAACAAGTTGAACGGCACGTATTTCACCGCATTGAGGTTGCACGATCCAATCAAGTATTGCGTGGGGAATGTCCTCACGGTTTCGGTCAAGCAGCAACCACGAGGTAAGGCCAAGATTATCAAGGTAAACAGTTTCACGATAGACAAGGTAAATGACTACATATCGTGCTTGGATTCCGGATTAAAGGCCGATGAGTATAAGACTATAATCAAGAAGACATATTCTGGCAATGGGATAAACTGGGACAAACAGCTTTTAGACTTTTGCCTGTTTGAACAAATTGATAAAAGATAAAACAATGAATCATACTGAAGCATTATTCAAGACGATCATTCTCTTGCATCACCTTGCGGAATTGCATAAGAAGGATAACGTGGATCTTTACTATATTGACCTGTTTTGTGGGGCAGGTGGAACGTCCACCGGCGTGGAACAGGCGAATATAGGAAGTAGTTCTATTGCGAAGGTTATAGCCTGCGTCAACCACGATAAGAACGCTATCGCCAGCCACATGGCTAACCATCCTTACGCCCTCCATTTCACGGAGGATATGCGTACGCTTGATTTGGCACCGATCGTTAATCTGATCAAGAAGATCAAGTTCCGGAATCCCAATGCGAGGTTTGTGCTATGGGCCTCATTGGAATGTACTAACTTCTCCAAAGCAAAGGGAGGACAGGCGAGAGATCCGGATAGCCGGACATTAGCCGATCATCTTTTCCGGTACATCGAAGAGATCAATCCTGACTTGATACAGATTGAGAATGTGGAAGAATTTATGTGCTGGGGAGACTTGGATGAAAATGGGAAACCGATATCGAAAGACAAAGGCCGGTTGTATTTACGTTGGATAGAACGGGTACAATATGGATATTTGCCATGTCGTGGGTATCAGCAAGAAAGACACGATGAGTTATTTGATACTTTCCGAAGGGGAAACCTATTAGATAAAGTCTATGATTTCGACCACCGGATATTGAACGCTGCCGACTTTGGTGCTTACACTTCTCGAAAACGTTTCTTTGGACAGTTCGCTAAAAAGGATATGCCGATTGTCTGGCCGGAGCCTACGCATTGCAAAGATGGTGAACAAACCTTATTCGGCCATTTACAAAAGTGGAAACCTGTTAAAGACGTTCTAGACCTAGAAGACGAGGGGACGAGTATATTCACACGGAAAAAGCCTCTTTCCCCGAAAACGTTCGAGCGGGTCTATGCCGGACTTGTGCGTTTTGTTGGAGGAGGTAAAGATGCATTTCTCTCAAGATATAACACTGTTAGACCTAAAGATACATGCAAGTCATTAGATGAGCCTTGTGGTGTACTCACTACAAACAACAGATTCGCTAAGGTTGGCTGCCGATTTCTATCAAAGTACTATAGTGGACACCCGGACAGTAAGAATATCCCTATCACGGGGCCGGCGCATACGATCAAGTGCAAGGATAATCATTCGCTGGTAAGCACGAGGTTCCTTTGCTCGTACAATTTCAAGGATGCTGGCAAGGATATTCATGCCCCATGCCCGACATTACTAACGAAAGACCGGTTATCGCTTGTAACTCCGTTCATCATGAACTACTATTCCGGCGGTGGTCAGCATTCCGATATCAACCATCCCGCTCCGGCTATATTGGCGAACCCTAAACAGCGGCTTGTCTCCTGCCAGTTTATGGACCAGCAGTTCGGACAAAGTAAGCCAGTTGGTACAGACCGTCCACTTGGAGCAATAACAGCCAATCCCAAATATAATCTGGTGAGCTGTCGTCCATGGGTGATGAATACCGATTTCAACAATGTCGGTAGCGGAGTCAATGAGCCAGCTCCGGTAATAACAGCTAATCGGAAATGGCACTACCTGATGAATCCACAATTTGCATCTTCGGGAAGTTCGATCGATAACCCTTGTTTTACATTGATTGCCCGAATGGACAAGCGACCACCTCACTTGGTTAGTCCCAAGACTGTATCCAATCTTGATGCTGTGCCGGACTTTGTAAAGATGGATGATGCCGGTAATATTTATATTGAGATTTACGAAACAGATATCCCGATCATAGTCAAGATAAAGGAGTTCATGGCCATGTATCAGATAGTGGATATCATGATGCGAATGCTCAAGATTCCCGAGTTGAAACGGATCATGGGATTCCCGGAGAACTACAAGTTGATCGGTACGCAAGCGGAGCAAAAGAAATATATCGGAAACGCCGTCGAAGTCGGCATGGCTAAAGCTTTATGTGAGGCTTTGGCAAGAAAGTTAATCGAATTAAAATCATTAGTGGCATGAGAACACCAATCACATATTATGGAGGCAAGCAAAACTTGTCCGAACGCATTGTATCAATGATGCCTAGGCATAAGATATATTGCGAGCCATTCTTTGGAGGAGGAGCGGTATTTTTTGCGAAGCCTAAAGCAGGGATAGAAGTGATCAATGACAAGAACGACTTGTTGATAAACTTTTTCAAGGTCTGCCAATCTTCCAAATTTAAGGAGCTACGTGAGAGAATCCGGTTATCGCTACATTCCGAGTCTGACTACATTAGGGCTAGGAACATTTATCGAGGACGATCTGAGGTCTCGGATGTAGACAAGGCTTGGGCCGTATGGATCATGGCAAATGAGTGCCACGCCGGCAGCTTGTATGGAGGATGGAAATTCTGTAACGGTACCGCCGGGACACACTTCGGGAAGGTTTTAAGGAATAAGCGTGAGGAGTTCAACGAGAAATTGTACGATCGCCTATCAGAGGTGCAGATTTCCTGTAGGGACGCGTTGAAAGTTATCAAGAACAGGGATAGCGTTGATACGTTATTTTATCTTGATCCTCCTTATCCCGGGGCGGTTCAAGGTCATTATTATGGTTATGGGGAGAATGACCTTGCGGATCTGCTAGATCTTTTGTCTAGGATCAATGGCAAATTCATTCTCAGCAATTACTGGACTGACACCTTACGCTCCTTTGTCAATGAAAACAAATGGAACCATAAGGAAGTAAAAGTCACTACTCATACGGCCGTTCACTCTCGGATAAGGGAGAGTACGGAGGTTTTGGTTTACAATTACGAGATTGAGAAAACATTATTTTGATATGAGAAAAATAAGGGATATAGATATTCCAGAAAAAAACAAAATGGATAACATATTCACGATCTGCTATTCAAGGCAGGAAGCCAATGAGATCGGACATTTCATTATGAGCAAAGGATACGAAGGCGTTCAGAATGACAGCTATAGATATTGTGATCTAATGATTCAAGCAACGTTAAAAGAAGCCGTGAGACATCATGAGAATTGTATATATGTCGGTGTTAGCGGATGCCAAATGATTGTATCCAGAACAAAAAGAGGGCTTAGAAGAAAGGGACTCAAATATATAGAGAAGAAACGGTTGTTTTACAATTTATTAAAGAATTATAGATTAACAATTAAATCCAAATTGACATGAAAGCGAGAATAAGAAAGACTGGGGAGATCGTTGATGTTATAGCCTTCAAATCTTCCGAAACCTGTCCTGAAAAGGATTGGGTGCGCTATGTGGATTCCGAGGGGCTTGATCTCATACAGGAACTCAACGCTCTAGAGGATCTAGAGGTTATAGATAAGACGGAGGATAAAGCCGTTGATTGGGAACAACGCAGATATGATTTGGCAAAGCGCTATTCTATCGAGTTTGTGAAATTGCAACATTATCAAGGCCGTACTGAATGCGGTATACTTTATTCTAAAGTAGTGGGATGGTCTGTGGAATTAGCCGATGAACTCATAGCTAAATTGAAGGAAGGAGGTGAATCATGAGAAATAAAGAACTAATAGTTCTTCTCCAAGAGCAAGACCCGGAAGCGGAGGTAATGATACGCACGTCCGACGATCAATATTACTACGATTTAGTGGACGTGTTCACGGATAAGGATGGGGATGTCATAATACAGGAGGGGTAAATATGGATAATAAGAAATATTTAACAGAGAAAGGAGGATCAAATGAAGAATAAGATTGAATGCTTGATAACCTCCATACTGATAGTTCTTTCTTTCGTGTTCATCACATGGTCCATAGGGTTTATCATCCCAAGGTACTGGATTACGATTGCCTTTTTGGTTTACGGTATATATCTCATCTATGGTATTCTCAACCCAAAGAAAAAATACTACCTCGCTTCGTATTGGCTTCCCGGGGGAGAGAGAGGACGGATATTCATCGAATGCGATGAGTTTAAAGTCTGGGAAATGGAAAAGAGTATAGCCAAGGATAAAGGAGTGGAAAATGCGGTCATTGACTATTACAGACAGATTTCCAAGGAGGAATATAAAATTCAAAAAGATAAATAAATATGAGCAAGATTGATTTCAACGCACTCCGTGACCGTGCGTACAAATGCGCATGTGCGCATGGGTTTCACAATACAGAGTTAATTAACGAGCATTTCCTTTGTCTTGTTATCAGTGAGCTGATGGAAGCCGTGGAAGCGGATAGGAAAAATAGGCGCTTTGATAAAGAAAAGCATAAACTCGGTGAATATGCAGAGTGTCAAGGGTGGTTAACAACTGAAGAAAAGTTTATTAATGTATTCAACAGGTATATTAAGGATACCGTGGAGGATGAACTTTCAGATGCGGTTATCCGCTTGCTAGACCTTGCCGGATCGTTAGATATCAGCCTTGATGATATCTACGATTTAACGAATGAACCGGAATATAAAGACTGGGATTATGTTTTAAAGGAAATGTCCTTTACCGAAAGGATGTTCTTTTTAACATCTATCCTAACCGAGGATAGAGATATAGCCGAAGTTATCAAGGCTTCTATCGTGACAATCTTTCTTAACGCAGATTTACTGCATATAGATCTCTTATGGCACATCGAGCATAAAATGAGATACAACGAATTAAGGGAGAATAAACATGGAAAGAAATATTGATATGAGACAGACAGTAGAAGAAGCAGCAAAATTATTTTCCAATAGATGTAGGATCGCTAATTGTCAATCATCATTAGGCTATCTTTATGATGATATAGATATGATAAATGCTTTCAAAGCCGGAGCCGAATGGCAGTCCTGTCAGACGAGGCGATACTAGACAAAGCCCATATCACTTTTTACAGGGGAAACTGGGATTGTAATAATGGAGGAATATACAAAATATGTATTTATACCCCTTCCATAGGAAATAGGGCAAATGTACCATATATCCAGTCTATCGTGCGTAAGATAACTAATGCCTTGGATATCCGCTTCGGAAAAGATGGATGGAATGAGTGCAACCAATCATTGCTTGAACGATGGAGACCGTTAAGCCGGTTCTCGTTCTATTTGCAGTTGCCTAATTTCAGAGATATCATAACAGGCACATCAAGGCCACCTAAATGCAATAGGTTTTGATCAATATGTCAAAACCTATTACTTATATCATATAATTTTATCGCAAAAAATGGAACAGCAAGATATTTCATTATCCTACGGGATACACCGTTCTCCATCTATCGGAAACGAGGGGGAATTATCAGAATGTGTAAATTTGATACCCAAGAATGGTGAGTTGGTGAATATACAGCCTCCGAAAGAATTAGGCATAACCCTTCCGGAAGGATCGGTACTTATGTACGTGCATCGGACAAAGGATTTCCTTCACTATATCTTTTTCCAGACGAATGTTTTACGTTATGCGGATACGGACGGAACGACCCATCTTATAGGGGCGAACCAATATGACAAAATTCCCAAAGCTATCACGTCCATAGGAAACACCTTGATTGTAATAAGCGAAGATCCTATAAGATATTTACTTTGGGATGGAGAGTTTTATAAGGAATTAGGAGATAAGCCCCCCTTCCCTATCCTGTCATTCGGATTGGTAGGATCATTGGATAAGACCGAACAATTGTCCGTATCCGTTGATCCTCCCTATGATGGAGCCTTTACGGAAGATCAACTATCAACTATCAGTAATTCCGTGATGGGATATGTCTCAAAATTTATCAGGGAGAGAAGCGTGGATAGAGGCATGTTTATATATCCGTTCTTTATTCGTTACGCCTATAGACTATATGACGGAACATATTATATGCAATCAGCCCCGATACTGATGATACCATCGTCCGGAGTAACCCCTCACGTTCCGTTTACTATTGACATGGACACAGAGGATTTTGGCGCAAAGATCATTGTAAACTTCATTATATCCTCAGTGGTATGCTCCATTAATTACAAAGTCAGCGGAATGGGGAATCAAAGGGAATGGTGGAAGGACATAGTTAAAAGCCTTGATATATTCATAACGCCGCCAATATACACCTTTGGTTATTATGGGGAGATTAATGGGGCACAAAAAATATCAGACGATAACGGTTTCGGGGTGTACTCTATTGGTGGAGGATATTACAACAGGCATACATTCGAGGAAGCCTTGTCCATAGCCCAGCCGGGATCAGGTTATACCGATCAATTCGTCTTACCCGGAAAGGCCATGGATAATAAGGTGCCGGATAATTCATTGTTTTACAAAGTAGCAAGCATAGCGTATGAGGACTTGTGCGGTTATAACGGGGGTGAAAGACGCTCTCTAACTTTAGAGGATAATGTGCTGGGATCGTTGCAAAATCGAGAGCAACTTGTTGACGCGGACGGGTACCAGAATTTAGATTGGCTAATACCTGATTATTCCTATACTTATAACCAGCGGTTAAATATAGCTAATATAAAAAGGATACTATTTGATGGTTATCCTCCGGAGTCCATGGTAACGTACAACGACGGTAGCAGCACGTTGAGCATAAAGGTTTTCATAAGAGAAGGAGAAAAGGATATCGTCGTTCAAACATCCTCCTCATATAACCTTGGTATCAATTTGCATTACCTATATTACCCCAACGCTAACGCATACAAGATGGTGATAACACGGAATTCGGACGGATACCAAGCGATCGTTACCCTCTCTCCACATAACACGTTGAACGGGGCTTACTATTTCGACTCATACGCCCCGATCATATTTAAACCGGGCAGCGATAGCACACCAATATCAACGGACAAGTCGGTCAATATGCCAAACAAGATATATACGTCCGAGGTCAATAACCCGTTTTATTTCCCGTTGGCGGGAATAAACACGGTGGGAACCGGTGAGATCGTAGGTATCCGATCCACCACGAAAGCGCTGTCCCAAGGGCAATTCGGGCAGTTTCCCTTATACGCTTTCTCTTCCGATGGGATATGGGCCTTGCAATTATCGGACGCGGGATTGTATTCCTCCATCCAACCTATAAGCAGGGATGTTTGCAATAATCCGGATAGTATCACGCAACTGGATTCCTCGATAGTATTCAGTACCGAGCGTGGCCTTAAATTATTGCAAGGCTCCGATATCAGCCTTTTATCGTCATCGTTGGAAGGAGTAAATATTGATGAGACATTCTTTAATGTCAACCCGGATTTTAGCGATCTTTTCATCCCGGACACGGAAACTTTCGTAGAGACATTGCGAGCTTGTAAGATTGCCTATGATTATACGAATTCCCTATTGCATATTTATCCCAAAGGGACTAGAAAGCATTATGTATATTCTTTGGACACCGGGGAATTCTCCACTTTCGTAGGGGAAGAGGTCAAGGCCATGGCGCAAGATTATCCAAGCTCGGTAGTGCAAATAGGTAACGCCTTGTACTCACTGGAAAAATATGTCTCGGAAGATACCAGAAAAGGCATAGCGATCACACGTGCCTTGACGTTAGGAGATCCTTTCTCTTTGAAGGTACTAGTCGATCTTAGGACGTTGGGTTTACGAAAGGATGAGTCCTCAAAAATCAAGATAGCCGTATTCGTAAGTGCGGATAGGAAAAATTGGTATCGGCTTAAATCTCTTAGGCAAAGGGCTTTTAAATACTATCGGTTCGTTTATTTCTCAAACCTGTATGATTTAGACACTTTATCAGGAACCAGAGTAAGATTCGAGACTAGAAGGGATTGGAGGATGCGTTAAAGTACCCCTCGGCCTAGCCGGGGGTATATGTCATTTTTTTTGCTTGTAACTGGCCGCAACCTTCAACAACTCAATAGCGGAATTAGTGTTTTTAGCGTCCTCGAACTTTATAGAGGATACCTTTGGTACCACGAACTCACTAGCTTTTAAATAAACAGCGCATTTATCCTTATCCTTTAGCTTGAGGAAAGCTTTCTTGAACTCTTCCTGATTGTCGATTACGAAATCACGGAAAAAATTCTTTATCTCCGTGTTCTTATTCCGGGTTCCCTTCTCCCTTCCTCCCATCTTCATGTGACCATTCTCAAAACCTTTTCCCATGATCTATAATCTGAAATAAACATCCTTAACCTGTGTCTCCCTTGCCTCGTTTATGATATTTCTTCGATCCTCCTCCTTTTGAGAGGCGTACATCTGTGCCCTAGATGGATCTACCATCCTATACCAAAAAGACAATACGCTATCAACCACGAAACGGTGGATATAAACAGCCAATCTCCTCGGGTCCCCACGCCATCCTCTTTCCATCACCAAGTTTATGATCCATTCCCTATCATCCTTCACCTCGTCCGTTACGGCACGGCTCTGAACCCAAGGGGAAAACGCCCGTAAATGGCCGGTAGCCTCCGACAACGCGTCATTCACTTGACGAAACATCCAATCCGCCGTTTCCTCCGAGGTCTCCAGCCCAGCTCTTTCCTTTCCGGGAAGGCCCGATACATCCCCAACCTTCCATGTCTCGAAATCCACGTCATACTCAATCTCGCACCTCAATAGCGTTATCGTTAACTCAAATCCACGCATATCGACACGTGGCTGTATGATTTTCCTGTCTCTCATATTTCTCCTGTTTCTATAATGACATCATCAACAATGACATCATCGATATCCTTAAACGGCTTCCTCTTGCACTTTCGCGGGGCTTTCCTTGAATAGGCGGTTTCCTCTATCATGGACGCTATACCCTTTAACTCCTCCTCTAGCTTTCCGGCTAGTTCCTCAAAGTAAATCAGGCTCCAATTCCAAAGGACGAACCACACCACATATTTATGGGCCAAGGTCGCCAACGACTCGCCATCATATCCTCCACGACGATCCTTCATGCGCAACACCCAATTCACGGCATCGGTATCCAATGAATCATCCGAATCGCCGGGTATATCCTCCAAGATACCGGACAAGGAAACCTTTAAGGTCGCCACCGCCTCCTCTATCTTGCGTCTTATAAAAGTATCATCGGCCTCGTTATCATCGGACTGCGAGGAGAATCTTTTACCGGGATCCTCCTTTCTCATATCTCCCAGCCTCCATGTCCACTGGTCAATGTCATGCTTTAAATATGTCCAACCTAGATTTATGTCCATATCATGCTTTTTTTAATAGCGGGGGATTCTTCCTGTATATGTTCTTCACGCACATGACGGACATATCCTCCCACAAAGATTTATAAACCCCTATCCTATCAGGCTTCCGATCGGAAAGCCAACTCATCATGGAATAACCTACCAGAGCGTCCAACAGGTTCTCGTCCAGTTTCCTATTGACGTTCCAACGTGTATCCTCCGTCCTGACCTCCCATACGAACCCTTCTTCCGAATAAGTGGAAGAGGTTATTATTTTGGCCATACCTTCTTCAAGAACCCTCGCCGCCTGTTCCAGATATGTCCTTATAAGAGGCCTGTCCTGCGCCGTTATCTTTATCTTTAGATATAGGCTTTCCCCGCTATCCCCGACGAGATCACGTCCCTCGAAGCTGGATAGCATCTCGCATTTATCTATCGCCTTTATATATTCAAACTCATATGTCATTTGTGATCCTTTTCTGGCAAAAATAGGGCTTTAGGTATGATTATTTTGTTATTTTGGTTATTCTGACAAAACCAAGTCCTTTTATTCGATTTATTTGCGATTAAAAAGACCAATCATGAAACGACTTATTCCTAAATCACGGTTTTCCCGACGCCCCACGACGGTTGACAGCGTCAAACACCGCATCAAGATATCAGGCACGGACAAGACCAACATACCTTTACTGTCTAGGTGCCAAAACGCTTGGGAAAACCTTAGCGATTTCAGGGCCACCCGTCTTCGTAATTTCCGTTACGTGTTCGGTGACCAATGGGGTGATATCGTGGTGGACAAGGACGGGGAAAGGGTGAAGGAACGCGATAGGATAGCGAGGCGTACGGGAGGGGTCGCTTTGCAGAACAATCATCTTTTCAAGATCGTAAATACTTTGGCGGGGTTATACGCAAAGACCGCTACCCTTCCCGTATGTTTCGCCCGGCAGAAAGACGCGGATACCAAGTCACAGATGATGACGGACGCTTTACAGACCAACTGGGAAAATAACCTTATGAAAGATGTCCTCACCTCTGAGATGATAGAGTTTATTTGCGGTGGATGCGCCGTGGTAACGGAAGAATGGTCTAGCCATGACGATATAGAGGACAGCTACACCTACGTGGTCAACCCTTCCTATTTCTTCTATGAGTCGAAAGCCAATGATCCAAGGCACTGGGATGATTCCTTGATCGGGGAGATCCGTGACTATACATTAGGCGAGCTGGCCTCGGTATTAGCGGAGTCCGAGTATGATTACAGGCAATTGGAGGAGATTTACTCATCTTGGCTCAATCGTATGGAAAATCTGGGAACCCAGCAGACGGATCGTTTCATGGACGAGTCTTTCGACACGCCTCCCGCCGCCGACCTGTGCCGGACCTACCATGTTTGGACATTGGAGAACAAGCCTAGATACCGTTGCGTGGATATCATGGACACCGATGATCCTATATACAGGATAGAGCTTAGCGATCTTCCTGTCATCAAGAGAGAGAACGAGGATCGTATGCGTATGGGAATGTCACAGGGATTACCTCCGGAGGAGATCCCATTGATAGAATACACCTATATAATAGATCAATATTGGCATTTCCAAATGCTATCACCGGACGGACGTGTACTTACCGAGTATGACACGCCTTATGAATATAAGTCTCACCCCTATATTTACAAGCTACACTATTTGGTGAATGGACGGACAGTTCCTTTTATTTCCGTTATCATAGATCAGCAACGATACATCAACCGGCTGATCATGCTTAACGACTTGGCTATCCAATCAGCGGTAAAGGGAGTAAAGATGATCCCTAAAGACTCCGTTCCGGACGGGATGTCCAATCGTGAGTTCGCCGAGCAATTCGTTGAGATCGGATCATTTATTTTTTACGAGCCGTCCAAGAGCGGGAACAAACCGGAAGTCATAACATCGAACTCTACCAATATCGGTACCACGGAGCTATTGCAATTACAATTGAGTTTCATAAACGATATAACGTCCGTGTCGGAAGCCTTGCAAGGGAAAACCCCGTCGGGATCAACAGCGGCAAGCAGATATGCCATGGAAACACAGAACTCCACTACATCTATCGCTACGTTACTAACCAAGTTCTCCACGTTCGAGGCCGAGATCGCTCGTAAAAAGATGAAAACGATCCATCAATATTATCAATCCCCAAGGAATATATCGATGGAGAGATCCGCAGGTTATGCCACTTATAATGAGTATGACCCGAAGACAGTCCAAGATATAGATTTCAAGGTCAACATCAAGGAATCCGCTGAATCTCCGGTAGCGAGAATGATGTTAAACGACTTGGTGAAGGAATTATGGATGGCCGGAGCCATTTCCGCGGAGCAAATGTTATCACTATCATATTACCCCGGATCAGACCAGATACTTCAGTCCATTCAATCCAACAAACAAGCGGTTGAACAAGGTGGAAATATCCAAGGTATCCCATCGGATCAAATGAACGCGATCAACGGACAGGTTGATCAAGATACGCTCAATAAGGCACGACAAGCCCTGATGTCAGCATAGAGATAAAGTGTAATGTCACTTTCTTTTCCCTTCTATGCTCATCAGGTACCTGATCCTAGCCTCCATCTCATCGCTCATGTCCCGTTAGACCCCAGTAACGGGTCACCTCCTATGAATACGTTATTTAATGCCATAATATCTTTTGTTAGTGGTCTATATAAATAAACCTATAATTATTTCCTGTTTTATTTTGAGATCCATTAAGTACATTTGATATCCCAGAATATTTTAGATTCAATTCTTTAGAAGCCTCCCTTATGGAGTTAAATTCCTTTATAATCGTCCCTTTTTCATCAACCTGTGCTATTCGTCTAACGTTTAATGGTCTTACTAAAGGGGGTATATCTTTGTCGCACTCAGATTTATACCTCCATATATATCCTCCTGCATAATTTCTTTTCCCATTAGCCGATTCTGATACATGAATTATACCAAGAGTTAACTCTGCCTCTTTTATGCTCTCCCATTCCTTCACGAAAACACCATCTTTCGTATATTGAACGACAGGCTTTCTTCTCATCGGTGATTCTTTACCTTTTAAAGATGCGCTTATCTTTTTCTTTGTTTCATCGCTTTTAGGTACTCCTTTAAACAGTCCGCTCAATAATTTTTTCGTATCATTAGTATGTTTATGTCCGGGCTTACCTTTCTTCGTCTCTGAAATTTTTCTTTTGGTATCCTCGGATAGAGATTTTCCAAAATTATGATTGCGATCTCCGAACAGACGAACTCCATACATAGGGTTCCCCTCTCCCGACATCCTTTCAGACATCATTCTTATATATTCTGGATCTTTTCTTATCTCCGCAAATCGTTTTATGTTAGCGATCCTGTGTTCTTCTCTTAACTTGCGCCCGGTATTAGCTTTCCTTATTCTATCTATTGCGCTCGGTGGAAGCATAAACCCTTTCATGCCCCCCCCTCCTTCAGTCATATTATAACCCTTATTTACAGAGTCATATTCTTTTATATAATATTGCTCTTTTTCCTCTAAAATGCGACGTAATTCATTTTTGTCATCAATATCATCGGTAACAAAAAGGCGTGTGTAGTCAAACGAATCAATTCCATACTTTCGTAAAGCCTGCACAAAAGGTTGACCTTCGTTTTTAGTATTAGGATGAGAAGCGGCATATAAATGATGCTTTATCCTTAAATCTTCATGTATTGTTTGACCTATATACATTTTTCCATTTAACTTGTTAGTAAACATATAAACAACTCCTTGTGCCATAATTGAATATTTTTTATTGTTCTTGTGTAAAGATACATAAAAGTATCCAATGACACAAGGAGTTTTAAGTAAATCAAACAGATAAAATAATTCTATATTTAATCAGTTTGTCTACATCCGCAAGAGCTTCCGTATCCACTGATAACAGGAGTGTTAGGCAATACTAGTTCTCCCCGAATAACATACATGGCGTTGTCTATGTCTTTCCTTCGTCCGGGTCGAATCAGAAGAAGGAATAGGGGCTTTATTCAATACCCGCCCCTATGGGTATTACTCATTACCAAATTCTGTAGAATCCTCCTATACCTACATAAGGTGATAGTCCATGCTTTCCGATCCCATAACCGGCTATTGCGCCTATTCCCCATCTATGGGGAGAGATCGTCTTGGTTATATACTCAGTCCTTCTATAAACCTCGATGTAATCAAGATTAGGCTTGTAACCCGAAATTGAAAGCCGGTAATCATCCGTCTTGTACTCCTTGCTGGTTATGGGTACCGGAACATATACAGGTTCCTTTACCGTGTCACCGTCCAACGTGATATAAATAGGGAACGGCTCCGGTATCGTCTGCACCAATGTCTCGTAAACAGGATACGGGATACTGTCATGGATCGTGTCGGTTATTAATACGGTATCGGATTTAGACACGACTTTATCAGTCACATCCCCCCGGATATGGTAGCCAGCCGTGAAACTGGCTACCAAGCACACTAGTATTAATATTGCTTGCCACGGTTTCATTTTGCGATTCCCTCAATACGGATGCGCTCAATAAGGATTTGCCTATAAGCTTCCATCGCTCCGAATTGTGCACGTAGCAATACTTGCTTTTGCGTTGACAATCCTTTGAACATATCCG